TATTGAAGGAAGATTATCAGATCTTCTCTCATCGTCTCCATTGGCATGAACATCCATTTGTAGATGTCATGAAACCAATCACTGATAATAAACTACGTTTATTCTATACACTCGTATTCTCATTTAGTAATGAGCATTGGGGTACACTCATGTCATTAATGAATGATGGTATTATTATGACGCGTGAAAGATTTAAGACACAACGACATGCACGCAATGATCTATTTCAAATCTACTATCCTAAAGGCACTAACGTAAAAGAATGGCTGATTGATGGACCAATGAAAGCAGCTGAAGATATTCATACTATCTTAGATGAGCCTGCAAAGATGGGTCGACCATTCACAATGATGCAATTTGCTAAACGATTAGAAGCATATTTCAAAGAACACCAAGGTTTTAGAAGTCCATTATATCCATGCAAAAACACAGCACGTTATATGGCATTCGCTTATCCGCACTTAGTAGATCCAGAATCTGTGTTGTTTGGTGGTACAGGTCATTTCGATGGCATGCAACAAATATTCGGTGGTACGAATCTAAACGGTAAAGTTAAGTATGAGATTGGTCCTAATGGAGAGTTTACAGCCACAAATAAGTATGGTATAATATGGCTAGAGCAGATGAATTTATTAGCTAATGATAGTCGTAATCCAATGACTGTGCAGAAGATGTTGAACGTAGAGGATAAAACTTGTTTCTTCTATAAACACATAGCTATTAGTCACGGAGTAAAATCACCAACAAAACGTATACCATATACATGGATTTTTCCAAAAGAATTTAGCCTGAAAAAAATATGAGAATTGATTGGATAGAAAGTGCCATTGATATAGGTAGCGGATTTTTCTTAGCGCTGCTAATCCAAATTACAGTGTTTCCATTTTTTGGATTGTATCCAACCATATGGGATAGTATTCATATAACATTAATTTTTACAGTTGTAAGTATAATAAGATCTGCACTTTGGCGCAGATATTTTAGAAATAAAATACATGAACGTCTTAACAAATCCAATTAGTAATGTACCTCAACTAAAGAACTCTCATGTTCTTGGTTGGTCACAAGTATGGGCAGATCAATTAGATGCTGCTATCGATCATAAGTGTTCACCCAATATTGCCAATGCCTTTGTAGTTTATATTGAACATGGCGTAAACTTTGGTGGTACACTTAACTTATTTGGCGGTGCAACTAAAGAAATCTTTGATCGAATCAATAGGGTTGCAGCACACCCTAATGTAGTATCACTAGACTTTGATATGCCCGCATGGGGTGAACAACTACGTAAACGCATAGGTGCACCAACAACTTATAGCGGAATCACTGAACAATGGTGTGATGCATTAACACAACGCTTATCAACAGTGCGATCTCTTAAACAACAAGAGCTACTAAAGGTATCTAAGAAGTTAGATGGAATTACTGTAGGTGATTCACATAGTCCAGCATTCTCGCGCGCAACAGATATAGTATTAAGAGAGAATGGTAAGACGTTATATGGTACACTTAAACGCGGATTGATTACAGAGTTCAGAGGATTGAATCCATTTGGTGCCGTAACATTCTGTTATGGATCCATCGATGTTCGTCATCACATCCTTCGCCATACAAACTTTAACCTAGATGACATGCTTGATGAGTATGTTAGACAAGCAGTTATGATTCAGAAAGAATATGAGTGTGACATCTCATTCACTGCACCAGTACCAGTTGAATACGAAGATCGTAGGTTACCAAAGACTGGTTACTATAAAGGCACTCCATTCTTTGGATCAAGACAAGATCGTTTAGACCTTACATACAGAATTATCGAAGGACTAAATAAAAGAAAGGTGAATGTTATTATGCCACCTGAAGAGTGGTACAAGATGGACGGTGAGAAGTATGCAAAGACTTATATGGAAAATAGTTCAAGCGTCCATATCTCTCCACAATATTATAGAAGAAAAGATTGGGGACAAACTTGTTTAGCATAACAGAAGATACAGGTAACAAAGATATCCCTATGGGAATGGATCGTAGTGATGCGAAGAAATATTATGAAGAATTGTGGGGAACATTTGAATCTAAAATATCGGATCCAATAGTAGAACCATATGGAGATAAGTTTATACTGAGAGCTGATCTTGCACCAGGAGGATTAAAAGCTTTTGGTGGAGAAAGAGTCATAGCACAATCGAAGTATAATACATTGACATATTGTGCACCTCGACAAGGTCATGCTATGGATGCTATCTCAATGTTAGCAGAGATGTATAATAAAAAAGTAGTATTCTTTTGTCCATCATCTAAAGAAGTATCAGATCATCAAGGTGCATTGTTTGCCTATCCTCATGTTGATATGAGATTCGTTCGTATTGCTGCAATGCCAGTTTTAAATCAATATGCTAAGAAATGGGCAAAAGAAAATAATGCGCAGTATTTGCCATTAGGTTTAAAAGATATGCCAATGGTTACAGCAGGTCTTGTTAACATGGCGAATAAGATTACTAAGCAACTTGGTAAAGAACCTACACAAATTTGGTGTGCAGTATCAACGGGTACGATGACGCGAGCATTACAAATTGGATGGCCGACAGCAGAAGCACATGGTATTGCAGTGGCACGTAATATACATAAAGGTGAAATCGGTGATGCAAAGGTTATAACAGCAACTATACCTTTCCTTAAAGCATGCATTACAAAAAATCCCATGCCATTTCCATCTACAGCAGCATACGATGCGAAAGCTTGGGATTCTTTCGTTGAGCACGGAAAACCAGGATCTATCTTCATCAACGTTGGTGCAGATGAACATATCAATAGAAACTTATCGAAAGTAGATATCTCTAACATTAATAGTTACAGAGAATGGCATGATATGGAAGATTTAAAACGTAATAGAGCATTTAAAAACAGTGTACAAACAAGCGCAAATATGGTATAATAATACAATGATTACAAATAGGAGTAACATGCAATGGGATTAATGGATAAACTAAAGAAGAACTCTAAGATCGAATTCACTTCGCCCTTAGAAGATTCAAAATTCTTCGGTGAGAAGGATATGATTACAACACCAGTGCCTATGATTAACGTAGCACTCAGTGGTAAACTTGATGGTGGTTTAACACCAGGATTGACAGTACTTGCTGGTCCATCTAAACACTTTAAGACAGCTTTCAGCTTGCTAATGGCTAAAGCATATATGGACAAGTACAAAGATGCAGTCATGTTATTCTATGACTCAGAGTTTGGTACTCCACAAGCTTACTTCGATTCATTTGGTATTGACAAATCTCGTGTTCTTCATACTCCTATCACAGACGTAGAACAACTTAAGTTTGATGTTGTATCTCAACTAAACAACTTAGAACGCGGAGAGAAAGTCATCATTGTTATTGACTCAGTCGGTAACTTAGCATCTAAGAAAGAAATGGAAGATGCACTAAACGAAAAATCTGTGGCAGATATGTCACGTGCTAAAGCACTTAAAGGTTTATTTCGCATGATTACTCCTTACTTAACTATGAAGGATGTACCACTGCTTGCAGTTAATCATACGTACATGGAAATTGGGATGTTCCCTAAAGCTGTAGTTTCTGGTGGTACTGGTATCTACTACTCAGCTGATACAATTTGGATCTTAGGTCGTCAACAAGATAAAGAAGGCACAGAGATTAAAGGATACCACTTTATTATTAATGTGGAGAAAAGTCGTTATGTTAAAGAAAAGTCTAAGATTCCTCTTTCTGTTTCTTTTGAAGGTGGAATTCAGCGTTATTCTGGTCTCCTTGATATTGCTTTGGCTGGTGGTTTCGTCGGTAAACCTAGCAACGGGTGGTATCAAAAGGTGGACAGAAGCACGGGTGAGTTCTTGGATGGAAAGGTGCGAGAGAAAGAAACGCTCACTGAAGAATTCTGGTCAGACATATTAAAGAATAAAGATTTCCAACAATATGTTATTGATAGTTTCCAAGTTGGAAGCGGTAAGATGTACCAAGAAGAACGACAACATGTAGAAGAGTTAAGCGATGAAGATATCTAAGGATAGCTACACCTTCGTTGAACATAAAGGCGATGAAGATTGGTATGTTAAGATCAAAGAAGGCGACTATAAAGACATCATTTACAAGTATGGTCGTATAGAAGTTCAAGAAGAAACAGACAGCGCAAAACTAAAATTTCAATTTAATATATCTAAAATTCCAGATGATCTATTAATGACGCAAGAAGAGTTACAAGAAGATGTAACCTTCATGAATCTCTTAGGTGATATCTTAACAAATATCATCGAAGATGCAATGGATACTGGAAAATATAAGCTAGGGAAAAATGATAAGCCAACTGATACTGAACCAACTGTGCACGAATGAAGAATTCACCAGACGTGCACTGCCGTTTCTAAAGGATGAATACTTTGAACGAGGAGAAAAACTCCTTTTCGCAGTAATAAACCACTTTATTGACAAATACAATAAAGTTCCAACTGAAGCAGCATTAAAGATTGAGTTACAGCGTATTCCAAATGTCACTAACGACGTGATGGATATCGTTGATAAAGCATATAAAGCAGAACCAGTTGATATCCAATGGGCATTAGATGAGACAGAGAAGTTTTGTCAAGAACGTTCCATCTATCTTGCAATTATGGAATCAATTCAAATCATAGATGGTAAACACAAGGACCTTTCTAATAATGCAATCCCCGATATCTTATCTAAAGCACTATCTGTTAGCTTTGATACCAATGTTGGTCATGACTACATTGACGCTTCTGACGCGCGGTATGATTTTTATCATAGGACTGAGTCGAGGCTTCCATTCGACCTTGACTACTTCAATAAGATCACTAAAGGCGGTCTTCCAAACAAAACGTTAAACATTATCTTAGCTGGTACAGGTGTAGGTAAATCTCTATTCATGTGTCACATGGCTGGTTCATCTCTAGTACAAGGTAAAAATGTATTATACATAACGATGGAAATGGCAGAGGAACGTATAGCTGAACGTATTGATGCAAACCTCATGAACATCCCGATCGACCAGTTAGAGCAACTACCAAAACAAGTATACGACCAAAAGATCCAAAAGATTGGTCAAAAGAATATCGGTAAGTTAATCATCAAAGAGTATCCAACTGGTGCAGCTCACGTCGGACACTTTAGAGCATTATTGAATGAACTTAAACTTAAAAAGAATTTTAAACCCGATATCATCTTTATTGATTATCTTAATATTTGTGCCAGTTCGAGGATTCGTGGATTGGGTGGATCGGTTAATACTTACTCATACGTTAAAGCGATCGCAGAGGAGATGCGCGGCTTTGCTGTCGAAAACAACTGTCCAGTTGTATCAGCAACACAAACAACCAGATCGGGTTTCTCGAATACGGATGTGGGTCTTGAGGACACAAGTGAATCTTTTGGTTTACCGGCTACAGCTGATCTTATGTTTGCGGTCATCTCGACGGAAGAGCTTGAGAAACTTGGCCAACTTATGGTTAAGCAACTCAAAAACAGGTACAACGATCCAACGTTCCACAAAAGATTCATCATCGGTGTAGATCGATCTAGAATGAAGCTTTATGATGTAGAAGCAAGTGCTCAGACACTGATTAGCGATGCAGCGCATGTTAAAGAAGATGATAAACCATTAAACACATTCGGTGATAGAGAAGGTAAGAAAGATTTCGGAGGATTTAAGTATGATTAAGGATGAAGATCTAGAAAAGCTTAGTTATGAAATAGATGATATCATGCATAGGCTTTGCATGGAATATAAGATATCTCCGCTTATGTTCTCGTCAGTCATGATAGCAAGATTATCTCACTTAAATGTTTCAACGCAAACCATGAACGACTTTATTGACCTATTGGTGAGTGTTACAAATATGGACTTCACGTCATTAAGTGATAAACAAGAAACAGTACAGGTGCATTAATGGAAAAAATAGATAATTCAATGTATAAGGTAAGTTATTACATGAATGGCGGAAACGTAGTTTTTAAATGGTTTAAAACTTTACACGAAGCAACGGAGTTTTGCATCAATAAAGTTCCAACAGGTGATGTATTAGAGGTTAAAAAATACGATGAGCCGGAGAAATTTCACTATCATGGAAGTTAAACTTGTTTCCTATTCACAACCAACCGAATCATTTAGATCTGTGGGTATCGAAGATGCGCAGGAACTCATTGCGTATTGCGCCCGTGTCTCGAATCCAACCAACCAACTTAACACCGAATCATCAGCAAAACTCATCTCATACCTCATCAAACACCAGCACTGGTCACCACTCGAAATGGTCTCAGCATGCATGGAAATCACGACAACAAGAGACATCGCAAGACAAATCTTGCGACACAGAAGTTTCAGCTTCCAAGAATTCAGTCAACGATATGCTGATCCTACTAAAGACTTGTCGTTTGTACTTAGAGAAGCACGAAAGCAGGATCCCACTAATCGACAAAACAGTATAA